TCTTATGGTGTTAAAATTGTTACTGACAATACTGTTTCATAATAGTATTCAATAACACACTCAATTTAAGGGCCAGTGGCAACATTGGCCCTTTTTTTATGGCCTAAATACAGATATGAAAGCAACAATAGTCTGGTTAAATGGTCCTTCAAGACAAGACCTTTTACAATCATTTCCTTTGCAAGAAAATGAAGTGGGTTGTAATTTTATAAGAAGAGACAGAGCAGTTGGTCATGTGGTCTGTTTTGATCAAGGAACTGTCATAGAAAACAACAAAAACATTGAAGCGGATGTAAATTATTATACCAGAGATGCTTATCAAAAACCACCCTGGAATGTTGTTCATCAATGGCATTCTGTGGATCCACAAAATTCAGGTATGATGGCCCTGTTGTTGGCAACACAATTAAGCAAAGATCCCATTTATATTTTAGGTCTAGATTGGGGGATAACAACCAAGTCAGTGTATGAATATCCTGGTGGTCCATCTGAAAGAAAGTACACAATTGGTTGTAAAAGACAACTTAAAATACTTTCTCAAACACACAAGATAACAGTGGTCAATGATGATGTGCCAGATGTGGACATTCCTTTAATTGGTAAGAAAGCATTTATAGAAATGTTCAATAAATAAGTTTATACAAAGTAGGACTTTGTAATAATTATTACTATAAGGAAGGACCTTTACAATGGCGACATTTGCCGCAGATACAGATCTAATAGAATACGAGCCTCAGATAAGAGACTACGGTATTCATGACTTTTCAGATTTGCACGAAAAAACATACACAGACATAATCAGACTACTGAACATAAAATGGTGGCCTACACAACAATACGGTATCAACGACATCACAGTTGTTGGTGGTGCTAGTAAATTAACGAACGGAAGATTAGATTCCAATCAATTTACAAGAGCGGCTGTATACCATGTGTTGGCATATTACATCTATCCTCGTTTAAGTTCGTTTGATCCAGATGGTGATGCCTTTAGAGAAAAAATGAATTATTACAAAGAAAAATTCAATGAAGAATTTGATTTAATACTTCGTGAAGGTGTTGGCTATGATTTGGATTCATCAGGAACTTTCAGCGACGCAGAGAAACAATCATTTTATTCAGGTAGGTTGATTAGATAATGAGTGCAAGAGAAGATATAGCAAAAAATATTGAGAACCAATTAAAGAACATGACAAACCCTGCCCCAGGCGTGGTTTCAAGAGTTTTCTTTGATGTGCAAAAACTTGCCATCACACAATTTCCAGCAATACTGATAGTCACTGCAAACGAAACAAAAACAGATATTGCAATGAATCTACGAGAGAGTGTTATCAGTTATCAACTGAGATGTTATGTGAGAGGCACAGAAGTTGACACATTGAGAAACAATCTTGTGGAAGAGATAGAAGAAACATTAGAAAAAAGCAGAGACAGAGACATAACATCTTCTGCAGACAATATTCATTCAGTAACAACACAGATAACCAACATAGATGTAGTTGAAAGAGAACTGCCTTTGGGAGAAGTTGTTGTCACTTGTGAAGTCACATATAGATACAAAAAAGGAGTCTTATAATGCCAATTGAGATGCATAAAGGAAAGAATTCTAAAGTTGTTCAAAACAGAGATGTTAGACAACATAGAAAAGATGGTTGGGTCTTTCAAAAACCATCGCCAACAATAGAAAAGCCTGCAAGAACAAGACGGCCTCGTGCCACTTTGAAAGCAGATCCTATTGTTAAACAAGTAAATGATCTTCCAGACACAGAAGATTTTAATATAATAGAGGAGTAAGAAAATGGCTAATAACGGTGCAAGTGCTTACACAGGTGAATCTGGTGTAATCAAATTTTCTGATGATTCTTCTGCTGTGGTGGCAATCGCCTCTGTGAGAAACTTTACAGTTGATCAAGAGACACAAGCGATTGAATCTACATCAATGGGATCAACAGGAAGAAGTTACCTTGGCGGATTAACACAATTTTCTGGTTCTGCAGACTTATACCTAGTAGATGGTGACGATGGACAAAATTCATTGTACTCAGCAATAGGTAACAATGCGGCGTCAGTAGAATTTTATCCATCAGGAACTACAACTGGTGTTAAACTAGCAGGAAGTGTTATCGTAACAGGGCATTCAATCACATCTAATCATGATGGTATGGTTGAGGCTTCAATAACTTTCCAAGGATCTGGTGCATTAACAAAAACGGATGTGTAATACGGATGTTATCTGTTAATATCAGATTTAATACGACTAAAGCAATCAACGGTCTAGAAAAATCTGTAGACCAATTGGTTGGCTTGATATCTCAGGATCTTTTTAAGACAATAAAAAGAAAGACTCCAAAGAAAACTGGTCGTGCAAGACAAGGATGGAACCTTAAAAAACAAGGTAAAGGATTTGATGTCAAAAACACAGTCCCATACATCCAAAGGCTTGACGAGGGATATTCAAAACAGGCCCCTAAAGGATTTTCACGACAATCCATCAGGGAGGTCATTAACCGTAACAAGAACAGGAGAATAAGATGACAGTAAGTACAAAAGGAATAACAGACCATTACAAAACAGCAATTGGTGGTGAGTTATTAAAAACAACAGTAGAAGAATGGAAGATGGATGTCTATTACAGAAAAACATATTCATTCAAAACTGAATCAAAGATTATATCAATGCAACAATCAGGAAATCTTGTTGAAGCATTAGTAGAATCTATAATAAGCAAAGCACTTGACCAAGATGGTAAAAGACTTTTTGCAGATGCTGACAGGGTAACACTTCTTAACGAAGCAGATCCTCAAGTGATTGTAAAAGTTGCGAGTGCGATCAACAACGCCGCTGAATTGAGTAAGGAAACGATCTCAAAGGAGTAAGAGGCAATGTTGAGTTGAGGTTCCTGCTCATCCTGGCTGATAAACTCAAAAAAAGTTTATCAGAGATTATGGAACTGTCAACATTGGAATTAGACATTTGGCAAGAATATCTAATTTGGGAAAACGAAGAAGCCAGGAAAACAATGAGGAGAAGAAGTGGCAAACACACCGCTTAACATAGATGTTAATGTTACTGGTCAAAAGAAGATTGATAACCTTAACAAATCATTAGGAAGAACAACCAAGTCCAGTATTAACCTTGGAGGTGCCCTACGACTAGCAGGGGTGGCTTTCGCGGCTATTGGAATAGGTAAATTTGCAAAAAGCATTGTTAATACAGGAAGACAAGTTGAGAACTTGCAGATGAAGTTCAAGTTCTTGTTTGGCTCTGCCACTGAAGGTGCTAAAGCATTTGACACATTATCTGAATTTGCAGGCACAGTACCATTCTCACTAGAACAGATTGCGGCCGCTTCAGGTAACTTGGCCGTTGTTTCAAAGGACGCAGAAGCATTAAGACAGAACCTAGAATTGACTGCCAATGTTGCGGCAATATCAGGTTTAGATTTCCAAACAGCAGGAGAGCAGATACAGAGAGCATTGTCAGGTGGTATATCTGCCGCTGATCTATTAAGAGAAAAAGGTATTAAATCCTTGTTAGGTTTTAAAGATGGTGTCAAAGTCACTGTTGAAGAAACACAAGAAGCATTTAATAGAGTGTTTGGTAAAGATGGTGAATTTGGAAATGCGGCGATCGCCATGGCCAACACATTTGATGGTCTAGTATCAATGGTAGGTGACAAGATGTTTAACCTAACCAAAGCGATATCAGACTCTGGGCCATTTGATTTCTTAAAGGCAGTGATTGCAACAACCAACGATGAATTAGAAGCAAGTTTTAACAAAACAAGTGGTGCCGCTTCAAAAATTGGTGAAGGCATAGTCCACGGGGCAAAGGTGGCAATGATTGGTGCAGGAGCATTACTTGATGCGATGACACCTATTTTCTCATTCTTTCAACAATCGTTCAATGGCATAGTGAAAGCAACAAACAATCTACCAAATACCATAAAATTACTTGGTGTGGTAGGATTCTTATTTTTAGGAACCAAGGGTAAAGCACTTGTCCTAGCAATAGGTTATGTGGTTGATTATGCACTTATGGCATATGCGTCTTTGGGTAAAGCATTGGCCAAAGCCAAAGAGATAGCGGCAACTGCCGCTGATGCAATAGGTTTGGATGGCACAGCAGAGAGATTAAGACAAGAAGCCAATTCAATCAGAAGTGAAATGGATGAGATTACTAAAGGATTGAACAAAACAGGTGATGCATTTAATGATGCCAGTGTTGACCAATTAAATTTTTTAGAAAAAATAGAATCAGGTGAAATTGTTTTAGACAAATATGGTCAAAAGATGTTGGACCTTGTGAAAAAATTTGAGGCAAAAAATCAGGCCTTAAAAGACTCACAAAAAGAACAAGAAAAATTATTAAAGAAAGTTGAAGAACAAACTGGAGCATTTGGCAATTTAGAATTTAGTGTTTTTGATTTAAGAGAAGCATTTATCAAAACAATGACTGAAATGGTTGAAAAATTTAAACCTGCCCAAGAGGCTGTGAATTTATTAATCAATGGTTTTCAAACTTTCAAAAAAGGTGTTGGTGATGCTTTTGCAGATGCCATCATGGGAGCAAAAAGTTTTGGAGAATCAATCAAAGCACTAGCAACAACCATACTGCATCAATTGATATCAGGTATTGTGCAACTGGGTGTGCAACTCATAGTGTTCAAATTATTTAAAAAATTTACAGATGAAGAAACAAATTCTATGAAAAAATTAAACAGCCAACTGCAAAAACAAATTGGATTGAGATTGGTATTGAATGCCTTAACAGGTGGCATGGGTTCATTCCTACCTGGTTTTGCCTCAGGAGGTTCAGTAGGTGCCAGTGCTCCAATCGTAGTTGGTGAAAGAGGACCAGAAATATTTGTTCCTAACTCATCAGGCACAATAATACCAAACAATGAATTGGGCATGAGTCCAGACACAGGCACAGGTAGCACAACGGAAAACATGAATGTCACATTCAACATCAACACAATTGATGCCGCAGATTTCAATGAACTATTAGAAACAAGACAAGATTTAATTATTGGATTAATCAATAGAGGTCTTGCAGAAAGAGGCAAAAGGAGTTTAACAGCATAATGAGTGGAACATTTACAGCATCAGCAGGATATCAAACGGTAGACTTTCAATCTATCACAACATCAAGAGTGACAACATCAGTTTCAGGTGTGACTCAAAGATTACAAACAGGTGGACAGTTTTTTAGTTTCAAATTAAAATCACCTGCTTTGACAAGAGCACAGGCCATGGCAGATTATTCATTCTTCATGAGTCAATTGGGTCAAGCAGAATCATTTGTGGTGACACCACCAGTGGTAAGTTCATCTAGAGGCACAGCCTCAGGCACAATCACGGTGCAAAATATCACAACAACTGATCCACTTCTTAGCCTTGCGGCAGGGTCAAAAACAATACCCGTAAATTCAGTTGCAACAGGCACATTGTTAAAAGGTGATCTTGTTAAGTTTTCAAACCATAACAAAGTTTATATGATCACAGAAGATTGTAATCTGGATGGATCTTCAATCAACCAATTGAACATATCACCAGGTCTAACCACAGCATTGACAGGTGGAAGTCAAACTATCACTTATGATGATGTACCTTTCACAGTCTATCTAGATACTGATGTTGTGAAATACATCACACAGGCAGACGGAACTTTTAGATATGAAGTAGTATTAAACGAGGAGATATAATGACCAGGGGTTTAGGATCAGACCAACAAACTGAATTTCAAGGCAAAAGAATATTTGGTGCAGATTTAATTGAACTGCATCTATCAACACCCAGATATCTTACAACAACAAATATCAACATTGATTATGATTCTCCAACAGCACCTGATTCAGGCGCCAACACCTATCTCGCACAAGGACAATTTTTATCATTTGGAAACATAACTGAATCATCAGACCTTAGAATCAATCAACTCATAATGAATTTTACAGCAGTTGAAACAACCACACTTGCTCTATTGCTGAACAATGATTACATCAACACCAGAGTAGTGATTCACAGAGTTTTATTAGATAATGATTATTCATTCACATCAGATGATGTGTTCACTTTGTTTGATGGTAAGATCACAGGATATCAAATCAAAGAATCAGAAAAAACTGCAAGTTTGGCCATTATCGTTGCATCAATGTTTGCAGACTTTGAAAGATTAAATGGCAGAAAAACTAATCCTGCATCACAGAAAATTCATTTTCCAGATGATGAAGGTTTTCAATATTCTGCCGCAATAGTAAAAGACATGAAATGGGGGAGAGCATAATGTTGACAGTGATTAAAATAACAGACACAAAAAAATACATGGGACCAGGTCTTGAATTGGCCATACAAGCAGTTCATGAAAGAGGGTTGAACGGTGTAGACTTTGACAAAGTAGATTTTTATGACAAATGCAAAATGCTTTTTGTAAGTCCAGCCACACACAAATGGGCATTGATAGTCAACAATGAATTGATTGGATTCATACTGATTTCACTTACACAATCTCTTTGGGTCAAAACACCTTTCATTGATGTTTTGGTTTGTCATATCAAACCTCAGTATAGAAATATTGAAACACATCAGGCATTGTTGAATGCAGTTTATAATTTTGCAAAAGAAAAAAAAGTTACTGAAGTAAATGTAAAAAGTGATTCAATGATGTTGGGCAAAGACAATATGTCATTCTTGCTAAAGAACGGGTTTGCACAAACATCAGAAAACTGGGAGAAGACAATTGATTATTAGAGAATTTACGAGAGAAGATCTACAAGATTGTATTGATATGGGAAGAGCATCTCACAAAGAGTCGCAATACCATTTGCCTTACGATCCTGACAGGGTAAAAAATCTTTATCTCAACAGCATCAACAATCCAATGTTCAAAGTATTTCTTGCCTTTGAAGCAGATGAGTTGATTGGTGGCATCGCTGTTGCAGTTGGTCAATACAATTACAATTGGCAACATTTCGTCCAAGACATTGTGACCTATGTGTATCCAACACACAGAGGCACATCAGCAGGTATCAAGTTATACAAAGCAATTTACGAATGGGCCAAACAGATTGGTGCCAGCGAAGTGAGATTGGATTATCAGTTTTTAGATGACAATCCAAAGATAGAAAAATTTTATGCAAGACTTGGATACAAACCTTATGGTAAGAGATTCAGAAAGGTAGTGATTGATGATTAGAAAAAAACAAGGCATCCGTACTGCTCTTGAAGGTTATTTCAGAGAAGCAGTGGCCACAGACATTGAAATGGTTGCTAATAGATTAAGAACAGAAGACACAAACACAATCAGATGGATGACTGATTTGAGCAACAAAGAAGGATTGAAAACAACCTGCAGAGCAAGTCTTGAAAGTTATACAATCGTGATTGATGGTCAGCCTGAAGGTATGTTTGGTGTGGCAGGACGAGATGATGTTGGACAACCTTGGTTGTTGATGAGTGATTGGATTGAAAGATATCCACACCTTAGAAGAGAATTTTTAGTTGAATGCAAGAGAGTTATCCTGGACATAAGACCAAGATACAAAAAACTTTTTAATTTTGTAAGCAAAGAACATTTGGATCATATCAAATGGTTGGAATGGTTGGGATTCAAGGTGATAGCATCGTTGCCTGAATTTGGTCCTTACAAAAAACCTTTTTATCATTTTGAATTGGAGAGTATATAATGTGTTGTTTTGCAGGTGATACACAGATCAAATTGTCCAATGGTCAATACAAGTGCATCAAAGATGTACAGGTTGGTGATGAGATCAAAGGTTCTAAAGGTACAAACAAAGTTAAGAAAGTATATAAACCATTTTTACATTTTAGAAAAAAATACAGCATCAACAAAGGCAAATTTTTTGCCACAGCAGAACATCCTTTCAAAACAACTGAAGGTTGGAAAGCAATCAAACCATACAAGCATTGGTGGGATCCAGAATCTTGGTCAAACTGGTTCCACAATCACAAAGATTTAGAAAACATAAGCCAACTTAAAGTTGGTGATACAATCATAACTGAAAAAGGCCAGACAAAAATTAAAAACATATCAAGCAATTGGAATCTGTTGAATTGGTTTGAGAATGTTTATAATCTACATTTAGACAATGACAATACCTACTATGCAGACGATTATCTTGTGCATAACAAAGGTGGCATAATTGGCGACATAATTGGTGGCATAATTGGTGGCATAGGAAATTTAGTTGGAAAAGTTTTTGGTGCAATAACATCACCGTTTGGAGTCAATATTGATGTTCCAGATTATGACATTGGTGTTGACCAAACAGCGGCCATAACAGGTGCTCTTGTCGCAAAAGATTCAGCAGTGGCAAGTATTCCTGTTGTTTATGGCAAAAGAATGGTAGGTGCTACTAGGGTATTTGTTGAAGCAGGCACAGGTGATCAATCACAATTCCTTTATGTGGCCTATGTGCTGTGTGAAGGACCAATCAACGGTGTGACCAAAGTAATGTTAGATGACAAGGACACAGGAATCACATCAGGACAACTTACACATGGCTCAATAGTTTCACCATCTGGATCTGTAAAACAATATAATGGCAGAGTTAAATTCCAATTTTTTGATGGCAGGAACAACAAAAACGGCACAGGATCTCAAGTGGCGTCAAGTCTATTGCAAGGCATAAACACAGGCAGTTGGACATCCAGTCACAAACTGGAAGGTGTTGCATACATTGCCGCAAGATTTGAATGGATTGAAGGCACCACACAGGAAGAAGTCAATGCCAATCCTTTCTTGGGTAATGTTCCACATATGGTTGCAGAGATAGAAGGTAAAAAAGTTCTTGATGCAAAAACTTTGACATCATCACACTCCACAGCCTATGACAGCGAAACAATAACATTCACAAGCAATCCTGTTTCTTGTCTGTTGGATTATATGAGAAATCCTCTGTATGGCAAAGGATTGACCAATGATGATTTCAGTTATACTTCTTGGGACACAGCGGCTCACTTATGTGATCAAACAGTTTCATACACAAATTACAGTTCAACTCCAGCATTCTCAACCAACTATGTACTGGACACTGGTGTATCTTTGATGTCAAACACAAAAATACTTAATGCGGCATTCAGAGGTATCATGCCATACCAAGGAGGAAAGTATCAATTACAGATTGAGCACGGAGGTGATGACACAGATATCACAGCAACACCTGGTTCACCAACCACTGTGATGACAGTCACAAATGATCATATCATAGGTGGTATGAACATAGATGGAGAAAACAAATTAAGCAAAGTCAACAGAGTAAGACTGATCTATGTGAATCCAGATGAAGATTATCAACCAGATGAGGTTGCATTTCCTGAATCAGGTAGCAGTCTAGATACATCTATGTTGGCTGAAGACAACGGCATAAGATTAGAAAAAAGACTTTCAGTACCATTCTGTACCAGCAAGGCACAGGCAGAACAATATGGTGCTGTGTTCTTGAAAAAATCTAGAACACAAAAATTAATAACCTTTACAACCAACCTTGCAACATCAAATCTTGCAGTGGGTGATTTGATCAGGGTCACCAATGAACACCTAAGTTTTGATGGTGTGGTTAGAGTAATGGACATCAAAGTTTCAACAGCAGGATCAATTGAGATATCAGCAGTGGAACATCAGGCCAGTCACTATGGCATAGGAGCAACAGGCAATGAATACATAAAACCTATTCTCAACCTGCCTGATCCAACCACTTGCCAACCAGTAACAAATTTAACAGCAGAGAACAAGAAGATATAACATGATAGATCAAGATAATCCAATATTGAAAAGAATTTACCTGGGCAAACCACAGGTTGAATTGAATTGGACAGCGACAACGACTCCTTTTGCGATCAAGTACAGAGTTGAATTTAAACTTTCAATAGAATCTCAGTTTAGATTAGCAGGAGAAACTGTGGAAGCAAGATATCAATTTAATTCATTGCAACCAAACACAAAATATGATTTTAGAGTGACAGCAGTATCAGGTGGATTTGTAGAATCAACACCAGTGACTGTAAGTTTAACAACAGAGAATGCTTTACCAGGTATTGTGCCATTACCGCCAATATCAAAATAAGGAGAATAGATGCCAACAACAACAGGATTCAGAGACGAAGGACAAGGTGCTTATGTGCCTAAGGACACTCTCACTTGGACCAACCTAGATACATCACCATATGCCACATGGGACAACTGGACTTCATGGTATCAGAATTTAACAAGTTCAACCACACTGGCACTCACAACAGATATCTTTGATGCGGGTTCAGCCATTGAGGTTATACCTGTGTTCACTCTTTCAACAGGACTGGATGGAGATCTTGGCACACCTGTGACCTTTGACACTTCCAACGAAGACAAACCAACCTATTTGATTGAAGGATCAGCCAATTCAGACATGAGTTCTGCCACAACAATCACATTGACAAGGACTTCTGCTCCCAACTACACTTCAATTGGCAAGTTTAGATATTGGAGGGTGACAGTGACCATACACACAGGCACCAACGCGGCACCCAATGCCATAACAGGTTTGGGTTTCAGGAGTTTGACTGCTCTGCAAGAAGAAGTTGTGAATGGTTTCAATACCACAGGCGGAGATGATGGGTCCAGCAGGATAAGAACTATACCTTTGGCACTGACCTATTCCTCAATAAAATTTGTGGGCATAACACCTACCACTGTGGTGTCAGACACCAATGTGACAGGCACCAGTTCACTGGGCAATTATGTGCAATTGGATTACTTCGCAGAAGGATACACGGTACAGTCAGGAGGTGCAGTATCCAGCACCGCTATCAGCATACCACCAATCACAAGATTGGTTGAAACAGATCCACAATCTGTGGGCATAGAATTATACGAACCCAACTCAGGTGATGAGACGGATGCCACAATAGATCTTTTTGTCAAGGGATTTCCCATTGTAAAAATCCTAGATGATGGCTCAATTGGCGAAGAAAGTTAAATATAATATAGAAGGAGAACAAACATGGCGTGGCCAGCAAATGCAAACAACATAGTGACAACAAACCTAGATGCAGGTTCAGACAACCCAGCATCAGCGAGACCCAATTTAAAAGCGGCCCTGGATGAGATAACCAACATCATCAATGGCAGAGCACAGGCTTCAGGTGTGGCATCACTGGGATCAGACACAAAGATTCCCAATGCACAACTGCCTGACACCATAATTTCAAGTTCTTCCACAGACCTAACCCTTACTCCCAACACAGGTTGTGTCAACATCAACTCTGTGATACAGATGAATCCACAGACCAGAAGTGCCCTGTATGCCAGATCAGATCTAGCAGATGGCATGATAGCGATTGCATCAGATGGAGATTCCACGATAGATACTCCTGT